TATGGAATAAACAACACTAAATATGCAGATAGTAAGTTATTTCTTAATGGTATATTTGGTAATAGCATGAGACTAACTACTGGCTGAATAAATATTAACATTGCAGCCATAGTAGAAAAAATATGATTATAAAATTTATTGTCAATATTGCGCCAAATAAAAAATTCTATTAATTGCATGGAAATAAATGAAATAAAAAAAAGATAAATCCAAATATTATCAAAATATTTAAGTTTATATTGTGTATAGGTGTTGTTGTATAAAATAAGCAATAATACAAAGCTACTAAATAAAAAAGTATTCAAAGATACATGTTCATTCCAACACATTACAATATTATAATATTCTAATATTATAATACTTTATTTTTGCACCTTTTTACATTTCAAACGCTTATTAATTCCACCAATTTTTTTGTTGTTCTATTTTATTTAATTTTTCTCTTAATTCATTCATTTCTGTTTTATGACGATTATCCATTTTATCCATAAAATATTTTTGTTGTAATTCTTGTTTTTCATTATTTAATTCCATTAGTTTATTAGTAGTATATTGATGATATGCTCCAAAGGTCATAGCGCCAAGAGCACCTTGACTTATTATTTTTAATATATCGCTTGATAATACATCTGTTTTACTCATTATATATTTTATATATAGACATAACAAATTATTTTTAATCAAACATTGTATTGTATATAATCGACACGTTAGTTGGTTTTTAACAAATAATAATCAAATACTTATATAACAATTATGCCAGAGGAGTCAGAAACAGAGATAGTTGATATTTCACAATATAAATATCAAATAAATTTAGACGATAGTTCCAAACCTACAAATGCGATTACTTTGCTGATTAGGGAATTAATAGAGAATGAGTTTTATAACAGCGACGACGAAGCAGACAAGAGATTTTTGATTAAAGAAGAAGCTGGAAATAAATTAGTAGGGAATCTCATTGAAAAAATAAAAAATGTCGAACCAGAATTAATGCGACGTGTTATACTTAATTCACATTATGACATAGTGCAAGAGGACCGATTTAGAATATTGAATAAAATACGCAAAAATTGTATAAAACATTCGGCTTACCATAATCACCGATATCATCTATACAAAAATATACTCTTCACTTGTTTCCGTGTCCCACTAATTTTATTGAGCGGCATCAACTCATTTTCGTCAGTCGGTTTGCAACCCTATCTTGAACAAAGTTATATATCGCTGATAACGGCAATGATTTCTCTCTTCTGTGGAATTTTAACAAGCATAGAGCTACTTATAAATTTGCAAAAGCGAATGGAATTGGAACTAGAATCATACAAAGAATATTCCAAAATAGGCGTGGATATTTATGTCCAATTACAACGCTCGCCATCAGATAGAGGTGATAAAGGAGACCTTGGGAAGTTTTTATCAGAACGATATAACGAGTATAAAGTTCTCTCTGCACGAAGCAATGGAGTTAACATGGGCGAACGTAATTTTGTGGATGAATTTGAACAAAATGATATTGACATTAATGACAACGCGTTTAGTGATTATTCGCTTGACAACCAAACAATTATTCCAGATTATGGCACATCTCGTTGCATTATGTGTCCGTCCTGTTGTAAAACAACATTTATATCATGTATTCAAACGATTTATCACTGCTGTTGCGATGGTTTTATAGAAAAAAAAGATCTATTGAATAAGAAACGCGATCGTCAACGCCAAAATAGATTGCAACTGAGAGAGCATGTTAGACATTCATCCTTAACACACGAAGTAGTATGAGTCGTGCGAAATATGATACGATTGTCATTTAAATAATTTGATCTAATATATATAATGACAACGCGCCAAATTAATTTTTACGAGTATGAAACAGGCACCCATGGAAAAACTCCATATATATGCAACCAAGAACCAATAGAATATTTCTGTGATGGAAAAGAGGGTTATATTCATTTTGATGGTTATTATTATGTGGAGAATCACGCACCCCCTTATCTAGAGGACGAGGGTCTTGGACGGAGAAGATATGATGTATGGCTCCCGCAGAAGCTTATAATGTTCGTGCAACTTTTTGAAAAGGAAGCCTATAAGGCGGAGATTGTTGATAATATGACCACGAGGATCTATTATAAGGAACTTGAGTGTCTTCAATATATTGTTGAAGTTTACAAGAAGGTCATTCATGAAAATACGGATGTGACTAGTGATATTGAGGACTCCGACGGAGAGAAGATGAATATCTGTTTCTTTCAAACGAACCGACAGACGATTTACTTTCGTGTCCTTGAGATTTGTTAAAGATGCGCATTTTAAATCTTAAATGGTGTATCGCTAAACGTGCCGTTTAGGTGACTATTATTTTGCTGTAATACGCCCATAAACCTAGACCCACAAAACATTTGCTTATTAAATCTAAAATATTTGTAAGTGCATTTTTCAGTTGAGTGTCAAACATATACACCACACCATACAATGACCAAACTACAAAATATAGACCAAATAACAAATTATTAGATGCTGACCACTTGGGCATAATGAATTTTGCATAAATAATTGCGAACATTAAGAAAAAGGCAGCAAACCCACCCATTAGACTGGTCTCTCTACTTGTAATATTTGTTTCTCCTAAATAGCCGAATGTTAACATGATATAATTTAACACAACTACTGAGAAATACGTGAAGACATGTATCGTGGTTTTTGCGTTGTTGGCTAAAAACATGCATAATACTAATAACATGATTGGTGTGGTAATTGACCAATCTACGTATCTATACGTATTTATTTTATCCCAATTCAAAGGGGTATTCGTCTCTTCTGAACGGGTAATTTCAGCCATAAATAGAGTATAAAAGTATCCGGCTATAATACTAATCGCTGTTTCTAAATTCATAACATGTGAGGTATACGTGATAGCACGATCTCGTAATGCCTCTATAAAAGTAATAGTACCTGTTGTTATTAATAAAATATATGTTATTGCAAAACTGCCTTTAACTAATGGATGCAACTCTCCTTTCATATTCAAGTATATACTATATTATGAAAAAAATCTGGTATTGCGTATAAATTTTCGTCTTATTGTGTATGCGTAAATTATGAACGACGAAGATGTTGTATGTTGCCCCCATTGCAGCGAATTTATTATCATAGAAAAGTTGAATTGTGGTATTTTTCGTCATGGCATTTATAAAGATGACGGAAAACAAATAGACCCGCATTTGTGTAAAGAAGAATGCGAAGAATTGGTGGAAAGCGGTGAAATACATGGATGTGGTAAGCCATTTCAAATTGTCATAGTTGACGGCAACGTGGAAGTATTAATATGTGATTATGTTTGAGGTTTATCTTCTGCGGGTTCTCCTGGAACCGCGTTTCAAAGTACGCCGACCTTTTCGCGAACGTGTTCCTTTTCGACTTGCACGCATCCTAGCGCGACGCGACTTTTTAGCACCACCACTACTCCACCAAAATCTTGGTCTGTAATTTGGATTAATATTGCAATTTTTGAACATGTCAAAATATTTGACTTCTCTAGTACCATTATTCCAGCCTGTATCCCACCCTGATAGGTCTTTATTGAATGCTGTTGCATTATTAAACATCATAATCATGTTGTTGACATTAGATACATTCCACTGCCCAATATTTTCATTGAAGGCGAATGCATGACTAAACATACCACCCATGTTTTCGACCTTAGATACATTCCAATTGCCAATCGGTTGATTGAATACATTCGCACGATAAAACATGTGAGACATGTCCTTGACATTAGATACATCCCACCCTCCAATATATTGATTGAAGGAAACCGCAGTACTAAACATAGCATTCATGTCCTTGACCTTAGATACATTCCAATTGCCAATCGGCTGATTGAAGGATTCTGCATAACTAAACATAGCATTCATGTCCTCGACATTTGATACATCCCATTGGGTAATATTATCATTGAACGTATACCGAGAAAAGAAAAGCATACGCATATTAGTGACTCTGGAAACGTCCCATAGACTGATATCGCCGTATTGTTCTTTAGCTGCATCACGATTACTGAACCAGAGGTCCACTGCTTCTCTAATATCTTCATTGCTTCTTGATAGTTTCTTACCTCGCATCATGGGGCCAATCACTTTTTTGAGGAATCTCTTATCGGATAAAGCACCAATTCCAGTGCCGTACCCTTCTTCTTTAGTTTTCTTTTTTGCAATTTGGTGAAGAACCCTGAGAGTATCCCAGTTTTCTTGTTTGATGGGATTTTTTGCCGTGGGTCTTGATGATGATTTGTACGCCATTATATATATAATATATACATATAATACTTTTACACCTTTTCTCATTTAAAAGGCCCATTTTTAACTATCTAACTAAATATATAATACCAAGAACGCTCAAAAAAATGTCCTTCTGTTGAATTAATGTGATGATTTACTTCTAATGCTAATTTTTTATAATATTCAAGTGGTTTATTTATTATATTTTCTTTTTTAACAGCAAATATAGCATGACGATAAATAGACATTGGATTTGGATAATTTATATTTATATTGCTTTTGAACCATTCTAAAAATGTAATTGGATTATTATTTTTATAATTATCCTTTAAATAAAAACCATCTTGTCTTAAATTCCATTCTTTATCAAAATCAATATTTTTTCCTACATCATTATGTATAAAAAAATTGGTTGATTTTGAGTAATTTAATGCTTGATTTTTAATATTTATCAAATAATTAATATCATCGCTGCCTATATGGTCGGATATTCTTGCTTGTGTAAAAACTACTACGTCTGGTAAATTGTAGTAATTTGTAATTATATAATGTAAATAAGTTTCACTTTCTCTTCCTAAATTTTCTAAAAGTATTTCATTATAAATATTTAATTTATTACCTTTATTATATATTATACAATTTGACATTTCACTATTTAACCATTCAACATTTTCATTGTACCTCGCTACTATAATTTTATACGACATATAAAATTATTTAGATAATATTTTAAATTATTTAACTAATAAATAAAGTGGGTGTTTTAAATGAGAAAAGGTGTAAAAGGACTAGATTATTATAATTAATATTTGCTTAACATTTCCTCGTTGCATTTATCTTTTGCGCGTTCTCCTTGCAATGCGTTTCAGTGTTCGCCGTCCCTTTCTCGGACGTTTTCTGATTGTACGCCTAGCGCGACGAGTCTTCTTGGCGCCACCACAGAGAACACAGCCACTTGATGCAGGTTTATTACTAGCGCCTGCAAGGTTGCGAAACATTCTTATTTGATTATCGCGCATCATACCAGATGACTTGAATATCCTTTCTTTATCCTCGTTTGACATCGGTTCAAGTTTGGACAAATTCCACGAGACAAGAGGTTGATTGAAGGACTTTGCATTATTAAACATTCCACGTATGTTAGTTACCTTGGAGACATTCCACCGCCCAATAGGTTGGTTAAATTTTTCAGCACCATCAAACATCCAACCCATGTTAGTTACGTTGGAGACATTCCAGACCCCAATAGGTTGGTTGAAAGCTTTTGCATCATTAAACATCCAACCCATGTTAGTTACGTTGGAGACATTCCAACTACTGATATCATCATTGAACTTTGTTCTATATTCGAAGAGACGAGTCATATTAGTCACACGGGAAACATCCCAGCTACTGATATGTCCATAGTATTTTTCAGCTACATCACGATACATGGTCCACATAGTTATGGCGAGTCTAATATCATCATTTGTTCTCTTTATATTTGGAGAAGGCTTATCACGATTTTGAATATTGAAACTATTGATAATGCTGTTGATACTAATAATAATGCTGGGATCTTGCATCATTTCTGGTCTGTAAGAAGGATTCATATAGAACATGTTTATCCAACGTTCTGATATCGGGCCAAGCTTGGAGACATTCCATTGCCTAATAGGTTGTCTGAAATTGCTAAACCAAAACATACGATACATCTCGGTAACATTAGATACATCCCATCCTCCAATAGGTTGATTGAAGGACTTTGAATTATCAAACATAGATTGCATATTAGTAACCTTGGATACATCCCAATCTCCAATAGGTTGATTAAAGTCATGTGTATCAGAAAACATTTCTTGCATGTTAGTTACATTGGATACATTCCACGTCCCAATAGGTTGGTTGAATTTAGATGCTTCATGGAACATGTATGCCATATTAGTTACATTAGATACATTCCAACGACTGATGTCATCGTTGAAGTTTTTTTTATTAGAGAAGAGATTACTCATATCAGTTACACGGGAAACATCCCAATTACTAATATTTCCGTAGAGTTTTTCAGCTTCAGCCCGATTCGTGGTCCAAAGATTTACAGCTGGTCTAATATCTGCATTTGTTCTGTTTATATTTGGAAAAGGCATAATACTTGTCGCAACAGCCTTATTAGTTGTGACTAGAGGTGCATTACTGGTTGCTGTAGGCTTATTACTGGCAACAACTGCAGGCATATTACTGGTTGCTACCGGCATATTAGTTGCAACAACTGCAGGCGTATCAATAACTTGAGCTCTTAGTGGTTTATTTTCATTAGAAATAGCACAATATGAAAATATATTTTTTATCCCATTACGTATCACTTCATTTTTCTCTGCAGGGGTGTAGTCATTTCTAGTGCGAAAAACAACGTTGGATATATCCCATCTAGTTAGGTCTTGATTGAAAACATGTGCTGCATAAAACATCTCATTCATGGTAATTACATGAGATACATCCCAATTTCCAATAGGTTGATTGAATTTATAGACACGTTCAAACATACGTTTCATGTTAGTTACATGAGAGACATTCCAATCTCCAATAGGTTGATTAAATTTATATGCACGATAAAACATGCATTCCATGTTAGTTACATTAGATACATTCCAATCACCAATCGGTTTATTGAATTTAGATGCAAATGCAAACATGTATTTCATATTAGTTACATTAGATACGTCCCATTTGCTAATATCATCATTGAAATTTACCTTTTCATCGGGTACCTGGATTATGTCTAAAAAGCTGCCGTAATCATTTAAGCTTACCTTTTCACTAAACAGATAACTCATGTCTGTAACGCTGGAAACATCCCAATCACTAATATTTCCGTATAGCGTTTCAGCTTCAGCGCGATTTGTGTACCAAAGATTCACGGCTTCTCTAATATCTGCATTTGTTCTTTTTATATTAACCAAAGGTGGACCATCACCGGCGGACATATTATATAATATACATATAATAGTTTGATTATACTTAATATATGTAATGAGACATTTTACCACTTTGGTTGCACAGAATGAAAAAAGATAATATAAATTATTTTTTATTTTTATTTGGTAATTATCTTATGCAAACGGACTTGGTGGAGGAGAAGTAGATGGGCTACGTGGCCAGTAGAACAATGAATCGGCATCGAAAACACGCCCGCGTTCAAATTCATCATTATTTTTACGCGGAGGCGGAGTCGGGGGTGGACGCGGAGCAGAGGCCATTTGAGCATATGTGCGCCTGGCTGGCGACGACGATAGCGGAGTAGATGCCGTAGGCGTGTTTGTGGTTGTAGGAACTGGTTTCGCAACCTTCTGCGACGCACGTTCGGATGAGCGGTTCGCAGAAATCTTCCAAAACCACGGATCGTCATATATAACCTTGACTTCTTTACCCGACAATAACAATGTTCGCGCCCTATCCGCAACACTATTAGAATGCCACTTACTGAAATGAATAAAGACACGTTGAAAGTCTTCCCCCTTTTCGTTCTTTCGGCGCACCATATCTATATGGTCAATTACTCCCAAATTTAAGTCGTTGATTGTTTTATACACATGACTTCGTGTTATATTTATAAACGTCCGTGGAATACACATACTAGGGACATTATCGGCAATAGTATCAAGATTGATTGTGGTCATAACAAATGTTATATATGTTGATTATAAATAATATTTCACAGGTCTTTTAGTTTCATTTTTTTTACAAACAGCACGGGCAAAATGCGTGTTTCAGATTGTCCATAAACGACCGAGGGCGATTCGTCCATTCTGTCTTCATAAGTTTTTTGAACTTGACAAAATCCATATCTGAATCCGGTTCGTATTGCTGTACTTTGCCATTCACATCAAGATAATCAAAATAGTCATAATGAGTTCGATTTTTGTCATTGTACATGTAGCATTGAATAGTAATACATGTGTGCTCATTCTTTTCCAAATTGGTTAATTTATGGACTTGATTGAGTGTAGGACTAATCCACGTTATTTCGTCTTTGTAAAAAGTCTTATTCGCAAAAGGTTCCACTCCATCTTTATCTGCGCATAAAAACGGATATAGTTCTACAAAGATATCGCCGTGCAAGACGCGGATAATCGCATCTGCAGAGGCATGACTATGTATGGGTGAATAATGCCCAACAGGCCAGATTTCCATGACGTATGGTATTCCTGGCGACTCGCCATTGTTCTCTCCAAGAGTAATTCGCAAATAGGTTTCAAGGATATTCGGCTTGTCCTTGTTGAATTCCGTGCTCTTCTCCTGTAGTCTTGTATTACACCAGCAACCAGGCGTCGCTATGCTATATTCAATTGCTTTGGTGAAGTCGGGAAATTCCGCGTCGTCCAATACGAATTTCTCTCCCGCAATACAATCGTATAATACTTGCGAGGTCATGGATAAATTGGATTTGGGTAAATATTTACTACGAGCAATGTCGGTCATCATCAGTTCATGTGTGTTTTTTACTATGAGGGGTATTTTATTTGTTATTGGGTCGCGCAATAGTTTCATTGGGTGAATAGAGAGACTTTCTTTAGATATGTAAATGTGGGTAAGACCTTCTAAAAATTGTTTATTTGCTTTCCATATCTCTTTATTTGTGTTTGGGAATTCGTATTTATAGATGATATTATCTAGACGTGCTTCACCGATACCAGCATATAATTTTTGATTTTGAGAATCAATACTGAACCAGTAATACGCTCCCGATTGGCTTGTTAATCCTTTGGTGTTAGTAGGATCCTTCAACGGCAAGCAATTGAAAATAGTATTTACCCTTACATTTTTTGTAGTTAATTCTACGCGAATTCCGTCTGCTTGATTGTCGTCATAGAATGTGAATATACAAGGGAATTGGTTCTCTCTATTCTCGAAAATAAAGACACCTTGACCATGAATCATTAATTTGATGTCTTCACTAAACATACTATCGGTTGAGCTAAATAAAAGGGCCTTTGGAGAATCCCCGTGCATAATATTTGTGCGGCTTAACATTATATTATGTAATATGATAATATAATATTTATAAAAAGAATGTAATTCGTTTAACTTGAGGGCAACGAGAGAATGATTATATCGTCAGAACTCATGCACGTATCTTCTTTGACAACAGACGTGGGGCATGTTATTTGCACCGACGGAATATTATTAGTTTGTTGCCAACAAGTGTACGCGCCATTTAATATTTGGTTAGTGCATAGTAGCACTACATAATTTGCGCCACCGAATTCTTGCCTTAGCGCGCTTGCACTCATATTATGTCCAATAGATTTGTATAATACATTTGGCGTAGGAATGCGGTTCGTTAAATCCAACGCTTGATTAAAGTAGTCAAGTTGCGATAATCCGCTGCAAGTGCCGTGTTTAGACCATTCGTGTTGCCAAAAACTATCATAAGACGGGCTACTAACGTCATACTGCACATCGGGCCAATATTGTGTCATTTTGTTCATGCCGATTTGTTGTGGAATACTCATATCAAAGGCTTCAGTTGTGCAAGACGCAGGATATCCAGTCGTTGCATATTGAGGCCATAGACCATGGATAGTAAAGTTTGTCGTCCAATATGGCAACGGCGCACTACAACCAGGATATTTTTGGTTGTGGCAAAATCCGGGTGTCCATGAATATGCGTAAACATATATTTGTGGTTGTGTCTGACATTGCACGTTTATGAATACATTGCATAAAAATAAACACAAGAAGAAGAGAGAAGACCCAAATGAAGACATTTATTATTATATATAGTAATAGATTATATTGTTTCCAAATATATTATTTTGAAATATACGTTGAACTATTATTAAATTTATGTATACTAACAATAATGAATATAGTGACGGGAGAGAAACTACAAAATATATGCGATTATTATCTGGGAACATCAGACCAATTCAATTATAACCCCTTCATCAAATCTCAAACGCATAAACATTTATTTATTGATTCTTTAGATATAGCAGACCAAATAAAGAATACAGAAATCCATAATTTGTTTTGTTATCTTTCGCTTTTAGAAACTCATTTATACGTATTAGTGAATATATTATCTCATATACAATCAACAATTAAATTATTTTTTCATAATGGGGATACTACATTTACTCAAGAACACAGCAACGCATTATTAAAAAACAATAATATTTTGTGCATTTATAGTCAAAATTTAAGTATACCTCCACATGACAGACTTAAACCATTGCCAATTGGGATAGCCAATTCAATGTGGCAGCATGGCAATATATATACATGGGTATCAAAATTACAGATGCCTTTGCCAAAGAAACAGCATCTTATTTATTTTTATTTTGAGATATATACAAACGTACATAAACGGCAAAGATGTTTTGATATTACCCGCGCAAAGGGAATTGAATCTCAACCCAAAAGGTCATTGTCTGACTATATACAATCGCTTTCGACATTTAAATTTGCGATTTGTCCCGAAGGGAATGGAATTGATACGCATCGTTTTTGGGAATGTTTATATTTGAAAGTTGTGCCGATTTGTTCTCGAAATATCATTACAGAATATTATAGCAAGTTCTTTCCTGTTATATTATTGGATAACTGGGAAGATTTAAATATAGATGCCATCGGCACATTTTATGAAACCTGCAACTGGTCAAACTATGATAAGTTGTTTGATATTACGTATTGGGAGAACCCTTATTAATCATATTTTTACTATATTTGCGTAAATATGATTTTATAATCTCCACAATGTTTGATAATGATGCAATATCTTGGTTGCACCCATCTTTTCCAATTCTAGGTTTACAAGCGAACCCTTACCTGACATGTTGGGGTTAAATTGACGTTTCAATATTGAATATATGGGATTATTTTGCCCGTCATCTAACCAGTATTGTGAAACTGGTGTATCGTCAATCAAAATGATGCTATTTTTATGAAGTAAATGTTTTACTCGGTTAAATTCTTCTAAATGATGGAGTGCAGATGGCAATGGATTCAAAAAATCTACGTCGTAGCTATCCAAGTATAAAAAGTCAATTAAACTATCTACCTTTGGTAAATAGTCAAGACTATTTGAATGAAACACTTTGGATTTGCTAGAGATTAATGAATTTGTTTCGTTTACAGCGTGTTCATTTAAATCAACTGATGCGACAGAACCATCGTAAAAATTCACAAACTTGTCCCACAATAACGTGCTTTTGGTGCCATGTGCAGAACAACCAGTTTCAACAAATTTGAATTTATTAATGTCTTTATTGTGAACTAATAGTTGTCTAAGGGCCTCTTTCATAGTGTGATAATTAATATGTGTAAAAAATGCATCGGGGTATTCATGTGTTTTCAAAAATCCAGGTATTAGAGCTCCGTCAACATTTCCTAATGTTTCATGTCCCGTTTTAGATGTCTGTTTGTGAAAAAATGCGTCATACACATCAACCTCAAATTTATTCCAACTGGTTGGTATGTCATAGTTAATAAATTTCTTTAAATCTTTGCAATGTATGTGCAAGTTTACTATAGGTATGAGTTGAGAATTTACTTGTAAAAATGGAGCAAGCATGTTAGATGTTGAGTCGGTTTTCCAGATTATATTATACTTTGAATAGTTGATTAGACACGTTTCATTTACGAATCCGCTTGTATCACCCTTTGCATTTCTTGGGTCAACACCTCCTATATACTGCCCAATGGCTGCTGCATCAAAAATGCAATTAAATTGGTTGTAATTTTTAGTTATATTAGTTAATTCTGGACTACTAGTATCTAGCGGGAAAATGGGAAATGTATCAACCAAATGAGGCAACTCGTTGAAGCATCGTCCCCAATTTTCCATATCATTTAAATTATCTTTGAAATGATCAATACACTGGTCAAGTGTTTCAATATTGGGTATATACATAATTCCTGGAATACATCTGGTTTTTGAATCCATAGTTAATAATATTTTGTTGGTATTGGATAGATTTAAATCGCTTAAATTTTTATAAACTAAAACATCATTTTCTATGTGCCATATGGATTGTTTTCTGTGATGTCGCATATACGTTTGTAGTATTTTGAATCTATATGATGCCAATTGCCAAAACCCGTCCCTGTATGTATTTGTTAGGCTCTGTTTGTATTCTTTATACGATGACATAAATCCTTCAACTGCAACAACCTTTATGTTTCTCTCTTGAAAAATATTTATCATAACACAATCTGTAAGGACGACTACCTTATGGTTATTAAACTTACGTAAACATTGAATTGCATCTAATATATATTCTTGAAATGTGTTCAACATAACTAAAACAATCTCCATTGTTATGTATATAGTGTATAATGAAGTATATTTATG